CTAACATACTAACATGCATCCATAGCATGCACACTGCTACTGCAATATCCACTAATGTAAATATTAGTGATTTAGCAGAATATTTCAAGTTTCTAAGTTTTTTATGTTCATCCGAAAGCAGCAACAGTAGTAGTGTCACAACAGCAATTCAATTAAGACATAATGCTGGTGCTAATGCACTTACATTAACTGAATTACCAGATAATATTATACTAACTCATAATTTGAAATATCCTATTACAGTGCGAAATGCACTAAATATTAACTCAAACTGTAAATTTAAATATATTTGTTGGGATAGTCACAATAGTGATGTAGCACCTTCTTTTAATATTTATCAGCAAAGTAGTGTAATATTCAAATCTTGTGAATTTCATGGACAGACACAATTCAAATTACAAATGAGTAGTGCTATAGTGTTTAAGAATTGTATATTTAAGTGTGATGGATTGGATAACGGTTGGCTATTTGATATTAGTGAAAGTGATGTATGTTTTATAAATTGCCGCTTTAATATCACTGCTGCGGTATCGTTAGTAATATTTAATATAAATAATGATAGCACAGTAGTTTGTGATAATATGCATATTAGCGCAGCTACAAGTGAGAGTAGCGATATAACAGTATTTGAATTAGGTAGATTATGTGGCATGCCTAGTGCTTTAACTATTAAGGCGCCACTATATACGAAATTACGATGCAGTGGCGGTGGTAATGCTGAAATTACAATTAAATTAGATGATTCTAAAATTGGTTAGAGATGTAAAGATATGCAATGTATATGTGTAAGAGAGATGAGTGTGAGTGATACTGTTGTTAAAATACTACTGACCTATGTAACAATATTAGAGTAATTATGGCTGTTACTGTACTAGTAATAAGGCCACTTATGAGAATAGTATGAAACGGATGATGTGCTAATGAGAATAGTGCTATGACTGCAAAAATATATAGCAAAAGATAAATGAATATGCAAAAAACAACAAAAGTAGTAATTACATGGACAGTAGTTCTTACAATATCAGCATTGCTAATCTGGATAATTTACATCTATTATCCATCATCATCGGGGCGACATAAGAATCATTTTGAAGATGTACCAACATATTTTGGTGTTGATACAGTGGGAGTAATTAATAGTAATATAACGTTGGTTGCAAATGATCCTAATTTAACCAATGAAACACAGGATGCTAAATTGGATCCATCTACCTTTTTTACACCAATAGAATATAATGAGTTTACTATGTTAAACAGGACAGGTGGCACAATGTTTTATACTGTTAATGGACCTAATTCGCAAAAATACAAGAAATATGATAATATTTCATTTAGTAGCACACAATACAAGCCGCCACTTGGTATTAATTTAACATATCATGCTACTTACGGTAATTATAATGAAACAAGTGGATTTCAAAAATTACCCAGAGGAACCCCTAAAGAAATTATGACATTTATAAATCCCATTGAGTATTCGCGCTATGGTATCATAACTACTTACATTCATTATAGACGATTTCCAAAATTATCAACAGCCACTCCAAGCATAACAGATCCACCAGAGTACACCAAGCCACAGAGTAATGATAACAGCGAATGGCTCAATATATTAAGTACGGATTTTAATCATGATGATGATTATCTAATACCATCTATAGTTATTACTGATCAGAACATTTTGAACTATTGGAAAGTGCATTATGATTATAATACTAATAATGCAAAAGTATATACACCATTCAAAATAGAAATGAAAAATCATTGGCATTATGGCGGAATTGCGACTGTTCGTATCTTTATTGATCACGGACTACCGCTACCAATTACACCTCTGCTAGCAGGCGGCGGAAGTAGTGGCAGTATTAATATAAATAGTAGTGCATTAGGCGTTACATTGCCAATACTGCCGCCCGATCCGCAAGGTGATTCATACACTGAGACATCTCAGGGTGTTCCGATTATAATACCCGGTGCCGTAAATGAGAGTACTTCTGGCGGCACAGGTGTACAGGGTCCTTTAGTTACTGATACACCTTTCGACTTTAATAATGAGGATGCGCCATATTATGATACATTACCAGTGCAATCAGAATTGAAAAATATAAGTACACCACCATTTGATATGTTAGTAGGTACTGCTAAATTTGATAGTCCCGAAACAACAACAGGCACTCTTAAATTTAAATTCACATTCATCACTGATAAGCCACGTATTACACAAGCTCAATTTAGAAATTACTTATCTGAATTAAAACCATCCACTATCCCCCGCAATCACTTTATTTTAATAGAAAAATCAGTAGCAGCTGATCGTATTATAATTAAAGGATATGTTACATCGTCAATTGCAAATATTACATCGGATTATATTGCATTTAATGTTAGTGGTATTAGTGCTGCTAAACAACTAAATAATCTAGAATTTATAGTGTATGTGGACCCACTTTTGTATAGGGACTATCTTACTAATAGTACTGCTTTAGCAGCACAGCAACAATCGGCAAATAATGCTACTACTCTAGCAGCACAGCAACAATCGGCAAATAATGCTCTAGCAGCACAGCAAAAGACTGCTAATAATGCTCTAGCAGCACAGCAACAATCGGCAAATAATGCTACTACTCTAGCAGCACGCCAGAAGGCAGAAAATAATGCTACTACTCTAGCAGCACGCCAGAAGGCAGAAAATAATGCTACTGCTCTAGCAGCACATCAGAGGGCAGAAAATAATGCTATTACTCTAGCAGCACGTCAGAAGGCAGAAAATAATGCTATTACTCTAGCAGCACGTCAGAAGGCAGAAAATAATGCTATTCTAGCAGCACGTCAGAAGGCAGAAAATAATGCTATTCTAGCAGCACAGCAAAAGACTGGCAATAATGCTATTCTAGCAGCGCAGCAAAAGACTGGCAATAATGCTATTCTAGCAGCACAGCAACAATCGTCACAGGCTGCGCCAAATTTTATTAATTCATATGCACTAAATATCGTAGATCCAGAATTATATTCAGAATACATATTAAATTTAGCACAAACTAAACCATTAGGCATATCTAATCTTAAAACATTCGACTCATCAAATAATGGAATAACATTTGAAGTTAGTCAGTTTAATGCGGAGACGTTAACTGCTGTTAAATCTTATAAAGCTACTAGCATAGATATATATTTAATATACAATTCTGATAAAACACTTCTAGTTACAGTGCAAAATCCAGCAACTACATTTGCACAATGCAGTAGCACATCTAATATATCATGCAATATCACTGGAATTATTACTAGTGCGTCAAGTATTATAATTCCACCACATGTCCAATATAATACATCTGTGTTGATTCCATGGCTACGTAATGTTGGCAACACTGGTAATTTGCCAAAATATAGAAGCAGTGATGTTCCTCCAAACACACCAGAATTGAGAAGCAGTGATGTTCCTCCAAACACACCAGAATTGAGAAGCAGTGATGTTCCTCCAAACACACCAGAATTGCCAATTGCATATGGATATAACAATGGGGAATATATTGCGCCATCATTAAATAATCGCGGTGTACCACAATCACCCATAGATGCATACAATAGAACAGTGCATCATACAAATAATGCAAATTATCCATTCGCGCAACCATCACCGGAACTTGAAAGGAATATGACATACAAACTCTTAGAAAAAGGAATAACAATGTTTGGCACATATTTGAACAATCCTATGGAACATGTATTGAAACATTCCAATCCCGGCACCTTTATCAGCCAAATTGATTATAAAGGCTCTACTAATGTCTATTCACCTTACATCAAAATGATCTAAATAATATATGCATCTGACCAGCTTAGCCATCGGCATCCATCTACTACTAAATCTATGTTCTGCTGTAGTCTTCTTTGTTCTTCTTTTTTAGTTAATGCTATGCGATGAAAGCTAAGCACATCGCATCTTCTTAAAAGATTAGAGTTGCTGTTCCATTAGCAAGTCTAAGAATATTATAATTCACTGCAAATATTTTTATTGTATAATTAGTTATAAGTGCATCCGTAAATGTCAATTTTAGTTGCGATTTGCGAATTTTAGTGAAATTGCAATGGCCACTTGGTTGTATATCTTCTGGGAATAGTGCAAAAGAATATGTATAAATATACTGATTATAATTGAGTATATTATCTTTATTAATGATGCCATTTTGAGTAATTATATAGGTACGAGTACGTGGGATATTAGTGTGACATTGTTTATTTTGTATTAATCTAAAATAGGATTCATTTCGTTCTTGAAATCTGGAATTGCCATTATTCAAAATAGTAGCAGTAAATGTAATTTCAGCAGTACCATCACTACTATAATTAAATGTATCATCAACATCATCAGCACGAAATATCCATATTAATTCCTTTACTGGTTTATCAAAAGTTAAATCTACTGATTTAGCTGTATCAAATTGTGATATAAATGCGCTAGTATTTTGCACTTGTTCAATATAATATTCATGTGGTTTTGCTGCAACATATTGCCGTGCATCGCTATCCAAAAACACATAATCCACATATAATTTACATGAAAATACATTATTAGTATCAGTTATTGCACCAGTTAACGTGAGTTCAGCTAATGTAGCAAAATTAATTGTTAGTTTAATTAGACTTGAACCACTATTAAGCCCTAATAATGGCAATGCTAATCCCGGATTACGATTGAACCAAAATTGCAAAGGAATATACAATCTATTATTGAATGGTCCAATCGCATTAGCACTAAGATCGGCTGCAACTGCAAAATTATGAGTTGGATTATTGCCCACTAAACGATCGTATCCTTCGCGCTTGCCGGGTGGCTGAGTGAGTTCACTGCGGATGTTAAGCCAATCATTTTGATGTACATCTATGGTAGTTCCATTAATTTCTAATGTAGCTGATTTGATAAGTGCATTGCCAACACCGTAAACGTATGTGCCATCTCCATCAAGTACATAAGGCAATACAACCTCAAGATACATAGCACTACATAAATCAGCTGATGGTGATATTAATGCAATCGCAGATTGACCTAATATTACATCATCCTGAAATTTCTGCTCAATTGATTCTACTGCAAAATGCACATATCGGCGATATACCTTGTTAAATACAGATATTTCGGGATTACCTGATAAAAAATTAGGATGAAAATCTTGATTTGCACTGAGTTGTATATAACCGCCACCCATTTTATATTGCTGACATAAATAAAATTAGCTGATTTCAAATGATTTTACTAAAATTGAATGGCATAATGTCCTAATCCGATTGCGCATGCAAAATTGGGATGATTGCAGTAGTATCTCAGACCCGAGATAAACTCATCAAATTATGAGTTTCTTTTGGGGGTATTGGCGGCTGCGCCACCAATTCCCCCATAGCCCCCATTATTATGTTAATGTATTATTATGTTAATGTATTATTATGTTAATGTATTATTATGTTAATGTATTATTATGTTAATGTATTATTATGTTAATGTATCAGTAGGGGGTATTGGTGGCTACACCATCAATTCCCCTCGGGGGCGACTTCGCGCCCCCATAGCCCCAATGCTAATAGCTCTCATTATGGGCTGCGCATCCCCAGTTCATGGGGGCTATGGGGGAGCGAAGTCACCCCCAATAGACCCATTACAACTAATTCTAAAAGAGAACAGCAACAATACTATCGCCTTCTTTTTTTTGTGTGTTCCGCGAGCGAAGCGAGCCAGTGACATGCAATTAACACAGCATTTTAGGGTGAGATAATTGCAGTCCTTATAATGACTTTTCACTTTCTGCATAAGCAGATGTAAATGCAAATTTGCCCCCATTTATTGCACTATCCTCTGTTTTTATCACTTCATCACCCGTGTTTGCATCTAAACTTATTATTAAATATCGCTGTATTTGTTTATTTACTAATCCATATACGCGTGATACTCCGCCACTATTAACGCCCGTTAAATGCCGCAATTGCCATTGTTGCAATGTATTACTTCGCACTAATCGCACTGCACGACCATGTGCAGTTGCAGTTGCACTAGCTTCACATGCTAAATCCCATTTTTTAGTAGCCCGATTTCCAAGAAGCACATTGTAACAATTCACTTCAACACCACCATAATGCACAATATAATAGCGCCGACCACTATCTAAATTAGTAAGAATTCCTTCTGGCACTAATCCTAAAAACGTAAATATACTATGCTGCTCCGCATTTGCACCTGCCGCACTTTTCTTATCTGGTTCTCCATGCCATCCAATTCCTACACGACTATATACATCATCCAGCGGTTTCTTTTCCAATTCCACTGATTCAGTACATTCCGCACGCAATTTATAAAACTTCGCAGGATGTTTACGCGGCGCACCTACCATAATATTATAAGCATTATCGCGCGCGGGGCGATTCTGCCGCATTTCTAATATCTTATTATTTGGATCATTATTAGGGAACCAAATACCACCAGCCCGTGTTATTTGCACATCATCAAACACTACTTCTTCAGTACATTCAGCTGGAACACATTTGATATTTGTAGATTGAACTGTTTCTAAAGGCCCAAATAAATCACCTAGACATCTATATCCGCGTGGCGGGATTGGCCGCCACATATTTCCACCAAGATGGCCACCTAATCCAAAATATTTCTCATATCGCTCGGGATTCTTTACATCACCAGCTACTAATATACTAGACCGAACTGGCCCATTTCCAGCCTCACCATCCATATCATCTGGTTTATATTCCAATTCATCTGTTGTGGTAGAGCCACGCTTAGTAATATTATATCGGCCTGCGTTATGCTCTTCATCTTTAGTACCAACCCATCCGATAGGATAATATGTAGTGTTGTTTTTTACAACTGGCTTTAATGCCCACATTGACACATCAATCGGGGCGCCACTTTTCCAATCATCCCACACTCTCTTATAATCATTACTTTCAATCAACTTGATTCTTGGCGGTAGTAATGTTTCTGGACTTTGCACATTAGAATCACATATCTCCACATGCAATCGCGAAAATGTTGCTACAAGACCCCAATAATACACATCGTATTCCCTTATTTTATCAAATGGATTTTGTATGGGCGCGCCATTAGTAGCAAATTCAAATGATTCATCCGCATATTTATCCGTAAACCACCTCAAATTCGCAATTATAGTTTCAATAATACTACTTGATGTTGTAGCAATTAAATGAAACCATTCCTCCCAAATATTCGCAAGATACTTATAAAAAGTATCCAATGGCCGATTCTCATTTGTCATATATTCCACTACATTCTTATATTGTGCACTTGTTACTAATTGTTCTATCTTTTCACGCAAATAATCATTTATTAATTGCCCACCACTCTCATTAGTGGATAGTAATGAGAGCGGCAGTTCCCGTGCTGCTGCTAAAGTTCGCGCATTAGCTGGTTTCATATTTTGTGCAATAGATATGACATTAGCAACACTAGTACTATACCAATCCTCTAAATGCACAACTAACCGATTAATACCAACAGATGTTGCAGCATCAATTGAACAACTACCAACATCCCCCATGCGACCACTATCTCCACGATGACCACGCACACCGAAACGGCCACGCTTATGCCGAATTGTTTCCCATCCTGAAAGCAATACTATTAATGTTACTATTGTAAATGCTAATAGCGTATATGCAACCCAATATATACAATATAATGGCGTTTCTACTATTTCTGATGTTAAATGCAACCCAAGTAACATGTAAATAACTAAGCTGAATAACATGAAAAATGCATTTGATACTACTGATAAACCTGATTCAGATATATAAGAATTAATCACGAAATATAATAATATTGCACCTAATATTATGATTACTGCAAATAACATGGCAGTATGAGTATCTTTATTGTAAGTATATAATAAAAGTAATGTATGTAATATGGATATTCGGTTGGTGCATTCTTTTATTATTCGCATTGGTACTGGGACTCAATATTAGTTATACTATTGAATCTGGTATCATATATTTCCTATTTTGGCTACTCTATATCATTACTATGCTGACTATAATGAACATTGCGCTTTCACTATACTATTATGTAACTGTTCGTGATAAGAAAGGACACAGCGGCACTATCGGCCCACAAGGGGAATTAGGCGATCCGGGGCCAGTGGGCAAATGCGCATCCAATTGCCGCGAATCTCTATGTACTGATGCTATAATTGCTGCAATTACAGAATATATTGGTAAATTAGACCCCGAAAAACCAATAAAACTTAATAATGTATATATCAAACAGAAAATTAAGAGTTTATGTTTATCTGAACAATTTGCAGAATTAGTACCATACAAAGGCGCTACTAATCTTATAAAATATACCACGGAAATCTGGAAGAATTGGATTGACCTGCTATTTAACGCTGGGGGACGCACATATTTTGAAACAATCGGCGCAGAAATGGAATGGGAATGGTTAACTGATAATCCATTTGAAGAAATTAAGAAATATGATGTGTTCTATTGGGGACTGAGTGATGACTATCGCCCAAATATCATTAAAAAATGCTATACTAAAGAAGGCACAAAGCAGCAGCAGCAGCAGCAGCAGCAGCAGCAGCAGCAGCAGGGCGGCGATAAACCACTCATTACTGGCCCCGAATTACTTCAAACTACAACATCTAATAATATGACTTATATTGGGCAAATTCGCAGTGTAAATAGTGCAACTGGTACGGAATATATTGCAACTGTATGGAGACCTAAGAAAATAACATATCAATCCATACCATATTTCCCACTTGGAGACATAGTTGCTGGGCCATTTGCCCCCTATTCCGATGCAAATGCTATAACTATGCAGCGTATCCGATACAGTGATTTGCAATTAAATAATACTATTAAGTCACCTATTATTGCTGCAATGTTAGTAGGAAATGGCAGCAGCAGTAGTAATGGCGCTGCATATCTAACTGCGCCAATTGATTACACATTAATATGGACAAATACAACATCCATTTGGTTTTGGAGACCTATACCAGAATCAGCGGAATATATTGCTATGGGCGATATTGCAACAACTACTGCTGCTAAACCAATATCTAAATCAGCTGCAGCACCAGTGCGCTGCATTCTTAAATCTTTATGCATACCTATTGCTTCTACAATTGCTGCACAACAGTCATTGGGGGAGCGCAGTCACCTTAGACAGCAAACATTATGGAAAACTAGTGGAGCAACCACATCACACAGCACAGCAACAATTCTAGGATTTACATCAATTGATGTACGTAAATCAGTAAGTGCAGCAGCACCACCTAGTGCAGCAAATTCATATAATTTATTCAGAATAGTACCATTTGGAACAACTAGTATACCACCATCGGATGTGGATGCAGCATTTTATGAAATTAAGACAGTATATTATGATACTAATGTACAACCCGGCAAATTACATGGCCGCCCCTATGCTGGAAAAGATAATAAGTATTATGGACGGGGTTTCTTAAAATCCCGACTAGTTAAACAAAGTAAATATAGCATACTAGCATATCTAAATTTGAAACCAATAATGCACGCATATCAAGGTGATGTTAAGATTGAATTGGAAAATCATACTGGATTTGATTTGAGTAATTCCTATTTAGTTAAATATAAGGGACAATGCCTAGAAGTTCAATCAAATAATAGTGTAATCTCAGCTGCGCGAAATTATAATGAATATAAGCAATGTTTTAGGATTGATATGACTGGACGCAATGCTGGCGAATTCCAATTAGTACATTTATACACTGAAATGTTACTTGATGCTGAGGGGGGACATTTTAAAATAGTGTCAAATGAATCAAAACATACTCAATGGCAATTTAATGATAGCAATAGCAATAGTACTACTGGGGGTATAGGGGGTATAGGGGGTGACTTCGCATCCCTAATGACTGCTGGCGATGCTACAAAGAAAAAGTAGATGACACTACAAAAAGAAAATGGGGTAAAGTGTCATATAATTTAATACAATTGATTTGATGAAGATTGATAATAGTAGTGGATGGATATTACTTACAAATTAATTGGTAAGCACAATTAATAACTAGTGCAAAGTTATTAGTTGTAATTTTCAGTAATTTAATAAATAATTTAGGATGTCTTCTCACGAAGGCACCAATTTAGTAGTTGCATCCTTTTTTTATAGTATATGTATAGTTAGTGTATAGTTAGTGTATAGTTAGTGTATAGTTAGTGTATAGTTAGTGTATAGTTAGTATAAATATGTTAATTTGGCACACAACCAATAATGAATCCACAGTAATATTTCCAATGCTGATACATTATAATGAACTCATATAATACCATACTTATAATTCGCACTATTTCACTAAGTGTATAAATATATATACAATATTGCAAATAATATTGCAAACAATACTGCAAATATGATAATGGCACACCTATATACATTAATAAATAATTTATTACTATTGTGCAAATTAGTGCAGATAATAAGTATGTGAATGTTATTATACTAAATTGTAAACAATATATCTCTATAAATCTTCTGCATTTATTCAATACTGTTGTATAATTATTTATAATAGTATTGTTCCTTTGCATATGCAATATAACTGACTTTAATGTGCAATGTATTATAATGCATAGTGCAATATTTAAAGTAGTAGCGCTATCAGCATTATGATATTCAGCATTAGATGGTATATAAATTGATGATAAACTAATTAGTAACACGGATAAAATAGTATATATTAGAATGGCAAGTATGGCATTAGTATATAGTATAAGGTAAATTACAGAAGTGTGTTGTTTAATTGGAGCGTTACGTGCAGGACTATTTTTAGATATACTAGTAAAGGGAAGTAGCATTGTTAATGGATTAAAATTCATGCAATGTAACTTATATACATTAATTTCATAGTTATTACTAATGTATGGCGACATATTATCACACGCAGTATGATTATTATCTGTATAAGTTCGCTGCAATCCAAATGGTAAATAATCATAGCATGCCTTCTGAGTATCATTAAATACATATGCTATCAGTGTTCGTGGTGAATAACAATCACATTTAGAACTGTAAAATAGCATTTTACCACATGATTTAACTGATATATAATTACTATTTAACATACTATGCTGATTTATGGAAATATAGGGAGTACAATTACCATATGCAATAGCATTATCACGTAATTTTACTATAATTGCATTAAGATATTTAGGCAAATTACATATTCTAGTCAGATTTGCAGACCCACAATATTCCAGAAATATTAGTAATTTCTTTAATTTAGGTGGTAAATTATAGAGATATATCACTAATGATGTTGCACTATAATAAGATGCAATTATTAATGTATACATTTGTAATGGTGCATAATCATTAAATAATATTACATCAGTATTTATGCAATCCAATATTTTAATGTTAGTATTCATATATTCATCATACTGTTGTTCTCTTTTTGGCATTATAATTGCACAAGTAATAAATAGTACAATATATCAATTTTGTACTGGCAATGAATCATGACAATGATAATATTACACCAGTTGCTGTGAAATGTAATATATTATACACTACTGCAAATACTTTCAATATTCGTGCATAATTATAAGTATAATAAGCTGACGCGATATCATATTTTAATTGTAATTCAGCTGTTCGTAGTTTAGAGAAGTTGCAGCAGCCACTAGGTTGATGTTCATCTGGCCGTAATGCAAAAGAATAACTATAAATATAATTCCTATAAAATCCAGTAGTTTCTACAGTAAAACTATCATTATATGTAGTATGAACAAACTGTGTGCGCGGAACACGTTGATGATGTGCCCAATTCTGTACTAAATAATAATAATCCGCCATGCGCGAACTACAGCGATCATTAGTATTCATTACTAATTTACCAGTAGTAAATGTATGTAAATCTAATTTGCCAGCAGCATAATTCAATGGACCGTATGCAGATCCCGCAACAGGACAATGCACCCAATGCAATTCCTTTACTGCATTTGTAAATCGCAATTTAGCATTATAAAATGATGAGCCGCTCGCAATTTCAAATTCATTATATTGCACTTGCTCAATTAATTGCTGATGTGCTGTACGCGTTAACATTTGACGTTCTGGTGTATCTAAAAAAACATAATCCACATAAATCTTACAATCTAACGTATATGACGCAGATGCTAAGTTATTATTTGTCAAGTTTTCCATTGTTTCAAATTGAAACCGCAATTGAATCGGTTGCTGCATTAATAAAATAGGTAACGCATTATCATGTTTTGTAAACCAAAACTGAAATGGTATGCGACATGTAAATGGCGCTGCCCGTGTTTTACTATAATAATTAGATACCATACGATCATATGCTATTAATTTCCCTTCTGGTACCGTGAGTTCACTTGAAATATTAAGCCAATCACTCGTTTGCACATCAATCACTGCGCCACCTATTACAACTTCTACTGATTTGAATAATGCATTACCAACACCAAATGCATAATTATCCGATGCTGGAAATGTAACTTCTGCTGATATACCACATATCATATCACCTAAAGAACTAATATTAATACTAGTAGCTTTACCAAATGCTGGCATTTGCACAAAACTTTGCTCAATAGATTCAATCGCAAAATTACAATGGCGGCGATACACTGCTGCAAAAAATGTTATCTG